ACACAAAAAGATGTGACTGAGGTAAAAGAAACACAAAAAGAAATGCGTGATGATGTTAAAAACATTGAACGTATGATGATGCAAAAGTGAGGTATAGAGATGAATTATTTATATGGTATTGCATATTTAGTTGGTATTTGTTTATCATTATCACCCTTGTATGCTCAAAGTAGTTTAAAAGATTTACAACAAGTCCAATTATTAAGTCAAGATGGTTGTGTAATAGTTCAAGTGAATGCAGATTGGAATTATAGTGCTTCTATTGATTTAGGAGATTTTGATGACTGTGAGTGGTTTAATGCAAGTATAGACAATAAAGAATATGGTGCTGTATTAGCAAGTGAATGGAAGATAGTATCAGTTCCAACAATTATTATGTTTGAATATGGTAAAGAGATTAAAAGATTTGAAGCAGGTTTATCGTTTAACCTTAATAAAGAAGAAATCATCAAAAAAATAAACGAAGAGATAGATGCAATAATGTTAAGGAGATTTCAATGAGAAAATTACTATGTAGTTTATTATTGTTAGGTTCAATATATGCACAAGACTTTTTTAAGTTTAGTACAATATATGGAGCTTATAATTTTAGTAGTCCAATAACAAAGGAATTACAATATCAAGTATCTGGTGGTCAATTACAGGAGTTACAAGAAGAGTTAGATGACCATACAGTTACGACCTTTGGTATTCGTAAACTCGCAAGGTTCGGATATGAGAACAAAAGCGAAGTTTGGTATTCAGGAACAGAGGCTAGCATTAATGAAAGTGCTGCTATTGGTAATGTTCCTACAGGTTGGGAATATGTGATTGAATATTCAGACCATAAAGAGTTTGAAGAAGAGTTTACAAATAAACAATTTATGCTTAGATATATGGGTAAACACTTTATTGGTAAAGCTAACTACGATTATCGTGGATTAGAAGATGTAGAGTTCGCAGCTGTAGATATGAGATATAAGAAAGACCTTGGTAATCTTGCATTATCATTAGGAGTTGCAGGTCGTTCACATCCAGCATATTTAGATTTCCTACCTATTGATTTATGGTGGGATGAACAAGGAATTGATATTAGTGAATCTACTCCATTCTGGTTATTTGCATATGAATATGGCTATAGCGATGAATGGACACAGCAATTTACTCAATATGGATATTCTTATTATGACTGGAAATGGTATGATGCAGAAGGTAATCTAGTAGCAAATACAGATGATATGTTCTATAAACAGGTCTATGGAGTAATTGTTAAAGATTATAATGAAGAGTATGCAAAAGACCTTGGTTATCAGAATGAATTAAGCTTATCAGTAGGTGCTGATTATTATAAATATACACCTAAGAATTGGTTTCACTTTTGGAGCACAGCATATCCAGTAACAAAGGGTATGTCTGACTATTCATTTAATTATGAAGTAGCAGAAAATGGAATGGACTATGACCTAGGATTGGTTTATGGTTGGAAAATAAGTAACAAGTTTGGAATATTTTTAGAAGGTCGTTATTTTAATATGTACGACGTTCAAAGTTATGAGTCCAAAGTTGGATTTAACTGGTTAATATATTAGGAGATAGTATGAAAATATTTATAATAGGAATGTTATGTGGATTAGCTCTTCATTGGGCTGTATGTAAATATGGTGGTTGCTTAAATGGATGCGACTGCACTGAATGGAAAGGTTTAAAATAATGCCAAAACTAGATTTAGTAACAAACATAATTGATAAAGTAGCTGGTCACGTAGATAAGTTTACTTTAGACAAACAAGAGAAAGCTGAATTAATTGCAGAAATTAATAAAGCTCAAATGGAAGTAAATAAAGTAGAAGCTGGACATACGTCTATGTTTGTAGCGGGCTGGAGGCCCTTTACGGGCTGGATTTGTGCTTCAGCGATGGCATATCATTACATATTGCAACCTTTACTAACATTTGTTTTATATAGTTTTGGTAACGAAATAATATTACCAACATTTGATATGGGAACATTAACGACAGTATTGCTTGGTATGCTAGGTCTTGGAGGAATGAGAAGTTTTGAAAAAGTTAAAAGGTCAGCATAATGCCCAAACAAATGTTAACATTAAATGATTTTAGTGGAGGATTAAACACTAAAGCGTCTGCTAGAGATATTGCTCCAAATGAGTTACAACAAAGCTTAGATTGCATTATAAGTATTCCTGGTGTAGTAAAAACTTCAAAATCAATTACGGACAAAGATGCTGATAGTGATAATTCTTTAGTTAAAACAGCAAAAGGTAATGGATTATTCTATTTTAATTTACAAAATGATATTGGAAGAACAAGTGGCTCTGCAGCAGATTATGAATCACCTGTACAAGTATTAGCTTATCCTTCTGGAACAGATATACAATTCTATACAAGAGCTTTTGCAAATACAGGAGATTGGACACATCAAGGTTCAGATAATGAGATAGCTGTTGGAGGCACAACAACTATTGAACCAGTATATTATTTTGTAGATGGACGTCTATATGTTTCAGACAAAAGAGTTGTTGATGGAGATAATAGTACAAGTCCTAAAGTAATTGAGTTTGTTGATAAACCAAGATTTGGAAAAACAGATATAGCTGAATTTGTAAGTGGAGATACAATAGTAGGACCTACAGATGCAGATACTTTTAAAACTATTGGAAATACAGGAACTCAAACAACTCCAGCAGATGCAGGAGATTTTGATTTAGCTTTTGATTCAACACCAACTCAACAAAATTTATCTAATATACAACACAGTAGTGTAAATATTCAAGTCACAACAACTGTCGTTGAAAGTATAGATGATGTTATGACAGTTACTAAAGCAAGTAGTTCTGCTGACATTAGCGGTGTATCTGCTTTAGCTGTCGGTGAGGTTGTTTATTTAAATAGCGAAGCAGTTAGAATAACATCTTTATCAGGTACAACAACATTAACTCTTGGTATAGAAAGAGGTGTAGCTGGAACTACTATTGGAGAACACGCAGTTGATACAGTTTTACAGTCTTCAAGCGATGACCCTATTGGTGGAGGAGATTGGGAGGAAGGAACATATGAATTTACTCATACTTTAGTAAATTATTCTGAAGACGAAACATTACCTCACGCAGCTGAATCTACTACAGCTCTTGTAGCAGCAGGAGATTATTTTTCAGACATAGCGGTAAGAATTAATATTGAAGCAACTTTCAGAAAAAGAGAAAAAGGGTTTAGAATATATACAAGAATTAAAGACAATAATGATAGATGGAGATTATTTGTTGATGCAGATTATGAAAGAGGTGTAAGAACTAATTTATTTGAAGATTATACTTCCTGGACTAATGGGAGTGGTAATGTTTATGGAGATGGAGATACTAATGGGTATGCTGAAGTAACAGGATTAACATCCAAAAGTCCTTCTTTGGATACATATGAATCTATTACAGGATATACACAAGAGGAACAAAGTATTAGCTTTGGAAGTGATGGAGGATATAAATCTTCTACGATTTGTGCTAGAAGAGCTTGGGTAGCAAATGTTAGAAAAGATAATATTGTTTATGACGATAGAATTTATTATAGCCCAGTAAATAGATTTTCAACTTTTCCAGATTCATTCTATTTAGATATTGGAATTAGTGATGGAGATTCTTTTGCAGCACTTCATAGTGTTGGAAATAAGCTTTTAGCTTTTAAACAAAAAAAATTATATGTAGTGAATGTTTCATCTAGTTCAGATTCAGGTTGGTATTTAGAATCAGAATATGATGGTATGGGATGCCTATATCAAGAGGCTGTTACTAAAACTCCTTTTGGTGTGTGTTGGGTAAATGAAGATGGAGTGTATATATATACAGGAGAAACTTCTCCTATAGAATTAAGTTTAAAACTAGATGACGAAGATTGGAGATCTGCTACTGAAGGAAAAGTTCCTGCTATCGGATATGATGGGAAACATAAACGCCTTTTAGTAGTTCAAGATACTGGAGGAGCAGGCGGATCAGCTCAAAACAACGTATGGTCATATGATTTTTCAACACAATCTTGGTCACAAACAAAGAGAGAGTTTCTATTGACTAATGACGGAGTTCCTGGAATTTCTAATTTTATAGAATCTTTTGATGGTATTTATCTCAATGAGTATCACACTACTTCTTCTTCTAATGTTAAGTATATTAATAAACTAGAAGTGGGAGAAACTGAAGGCACAGGAGGATTAACAATTCAAACAAAAGATATTGATTTCGGTTCTCCTGGTAGAGTTAAAAAAGTTTATAAAGTTTATGTAACAGCAAGAACTTTAGGTAGTTCTACTACGTTAGCTGTAACTAGAGCTTCTGATGGAAGCACAACTTACGGAAATAGTGCTGATTTATCTTTCAGCAGTGCAAACTATGCTGTTCAAGCATATACTGCTGACGCAGATTGTGAGTCTATGTCATTTAAATTAACTGCAAGTACTGGCGCTTTAGAGATAAGCGATATTGTAATAGAATATAGAGAAAAATATAAGAGAGCTTCGTAATGCCAAAGAACGAAACACACAATGTCAATACGGTTGACTCGTTCTTTAAAGTAAGACCATCTTCAAAAACCTTGAGAGAAGGGGAAAATGTATCATTTCTTGAAAAAGGTATTCTTGTAAAATTAGAAAAAAGAAATGGTATAGTTTATGAATCTAAATATAATGAACAAGGGAAAAAAGAATCTACTACAACAACTAAAACAACTTCAGGTTCTTCATCCGCAGATATTACTGCTGTATCAGCAGGCACAGGATTATCTGGTGGAGGACTATCTGGTAATGTATCATTAAGTGTTTCAGCAGCTCAAACAAGTATTACCTCTATTTATGCTACTGATTTAATTATAGGAGAAGATTCTCAAACTGCTATAGACTTTGGAACAGCAAATGAAATAGATTTTAAGATAAATAATTCTGCAGAACTAACTTTAGATGCGTCTGCACTTTACCCAGTAACTGATGCTGGACTTGATTTAGGTACATCAACATTAGAATTTAAAGATGCTTTCTTTGACGGAACAGTCACTTCAGATGCATTTGCAGGTCCTTTAACAGGAGATGTTACAGGAAATGTAAGTGGAACAGCAGCAACTGTTACTACTGCAGCACAAACTAATATTACAAGTTTAGGTACATTGACAGCTTTACAAGTAGATAATCTTAATATTAATGGTAATACCATATCTTCAACTGCTGGAACAGATTTACTTATTACTCCATTATCAGGACAACAAATAGTTCTTGATGGAACTATTGTTATAGATGCAGGAGTAGTCACAGGAGCAACAAGTGTTACATCTACTGCTTTTGTAGGCGATATAACAGGAGATGTTACTGGAAATGCAGATACTGCAACTTTAGCTACAACTGTAACTGTTACAGATAGCACAGCAAATACAAATTTCCCAGTAGTATTTCATAATGAATCAAATGCACTATTAGATGATACTGGTGCATTACGATATAATCCAAGCACAGGAGAATTATTAGTTCCTAAATTAACCGTAGCAGGAACAACTACTACAGTAGATACAGTTACTATGGAAGCTGCAAATGCTATCAAGTTTGAAGGAGCAACAGCAGACGCAAACGAAACAATATTATCTATTGTTGACCCTACCAACGATGATAACACTCAATATTTATTAGATGCAAGTGGATATATTCCACTATTAGCAGCAGACACCACAACAACAATTTCATCAACTCCTGCAGAATTAAATTTATTAGATGGCTCTTCAGCTAATACAGTTGTAAATAGCAAAGCTGTTATATATGGTCCAAGTGGAGAATTAGCAGGAACACTTTCAACAGCATCACAAACAAATATTACAGCTATTGGAACAATAGGAACTGGTGTTTGGCAAGGAACTTCAGTTGATTCTGATTATACAGAAGCAAAAGTTCATTCTGTAGTAGCTGGAGATGGTATAGATGTAAGTGGAGCTACAGGAGATGTAACTGTAACTGCAGAAACAGCAAGTGCAACTAATCCTGGTGTTGTGGAATTAGCAACTACTGCTGAAACAACAACTGGAACAGATGTTTCAAGAGCTGTTACTCCTGATGGATTAAAAGACGGTTATCAAGGAAGTACGATTGTAAATACATTAGGAACTATTGCAACAGGAGTATGGCAAGGAACAGATGTTGGAGTTGCTTATGGTGGAACAGGAGCTTCTGCATTTGCAGATAAATCAGTTATTATTTCTCAAGATAGTGGAACAGATACATTATCAGCATTAGCATTAACTGGAAGTGGAGAAATTGTAGTTGGAGGTTCAAGTGGACCAGCAGTTGAGGCAGCAGCAGATGTTGCAGGAACTGGTTTAGATGCTTCTGCTGGAGATGGAACATTAGCAATTAATGTTGCTGCAGCACAAACAAGTATTACATCTATTATAAATTCAAGCCTTGGAAAGATAGGAACAGCATCAGACCAAGAGTGGATTAATTTTGGAACATCAAATACTATTGAATTTGGTATTAATGATACAGTAGAGTTTGAAGTATTTAGTAATGGTATTGCTGTGAATGAAGGTGATAAAGTTTTATTTGATGGTATTACTGGTGGTGATACTTACATTACATCAAATACAGGAGATGAATTAAGATTAGTTGTTGGTGGTCAAAAATTGATTGAGATGATTCAAAATGATGGTTCCAATGACCAAGTTATAGTTGGTGATGGTACAAATGATGTAGATTTTATTGTAGATGATGGTGATGGAACAGCAGCACTTACAGTTAATGGAACTTCAGGAGATGTAACGATAGCCAATGATTTAATTGTTTCTAGCGATATGCAAATGGGTGATGCTATGGCTACTAACATAGGTGCTAATAGCTTTCATTATGTATCTGGAAGTGCAGGTAGTTATAGCCTTGGAGCAGAAGCATTTACGATTGGTGCAGCTGGTGGTGTAACATTTACTGCAGCAACTGCTTTTGCAAATTCTGTGTTTGAATCTTCAACTGGTGGTATTGTATCAATTAAAAATTCACACTCAGATGTAGATACATTAACTACTTTAGGAAGAATTGATTTCTCAGCATCAAATGAATCTGCAGGTACTGATTCTTTATTATTAGCAGCATCAATAGAAGCAAAGACTTCAGCGGACTTTACATCAAGTTCTAATCAAACAGATTTAGTATTTTATACAGCTACTTCAGAAACTGCTACAGAAAAAGTAAGAATTAAAAATGATGGGAAAGTCGGTATAGGAATTGATAATCCTACTGCTAAATTAGAAGTAGTTTCATCTGATGGAACAGAAACTTTAAGGCTACATAAATCTGATGTAACTATCACAGAAAATGAATTAATTGGAGAAATGTTATTTACAACTGCTGACACCACTCTTAATTCAGATAGAAAAGTCATTGGTGCAATTAAATGTTTTGCAGAAGAAAACTTTAATGGTGCTAATGCTAATGAGGGTAGTTTAGCATTTTATACTGCTAATGCTACTGATTTAAGAAACAGTGGTAGCCCTACAGCAAGAATGGTTATTGATGAAGATGGAGATGTTACTTTTGCTGGTAATATTGTTCTTGGTGGACATTCATTTAATGATATTGATATTGGTTCTGAATTTGTTGATACTGATGACCACTTAATGTCTTCTGGAGCAATTAAAGAAAAGATTGAAGCTTATGGTTATGTTACAAGTTCAGGAATATCTCACGATGGTTCTACTGCTAATGGTGTATTAACCTACAAAGATTCAGATGAGGCAACAGTAGAAGCCAATCTTACTTTTAATGGAAATAAATTAAGTATTGAAAGTTCTGAAAATGTTGTATTGGCAATGGATAGCACAAGCACTTATACTTTTCTTGATTTATATAATGACAATGATAATAGAGTTCAAGTAGGTAATGCAAATGATGGAGATTTTATTGTTAGAACTGCTGATGCTATAAGATTAATTGTAGATAGTTCAGGAAATACAGGTATAATAAATGAATTGTATCATTATGGAGATACTGATACTAAAATGGCTTTTACTGCTGATGCTATCACATTTACTGCTGGTGGAGAAACATTATTAACACTTACTGAAAGTTCTCAAGATGTAGTAAAACTTGGAGATGGTGGAGATGTAGATATAAACCTTAATGATGATATGTTTATTCAAGGTTCATCTTCTAATGTCGGTATAGGAACTGATTCACCAGCAACTACATTACATTTAGCTAATACTACAACTGCACCTATTTTAAGACTTTCAAACGATGATGATACAATAACTGCTGGTGCAGATTTAGGTGTTATTCAGTTTTATTCAGGTGATAATAGTGGTGGTGGTGATGCTATAAAAGCAACTATATCTTCAATACAACCAGCGACTTCACCAGTTTCAGGAGAATTGGTTTTTAAAACAACTTTATCAACTGGTAGTTTAACTGAAGCAATGAGAATAGATAGTTCTCAAAATGTCGGTATAGGAACTGACTCGCCAAGTTCAAAGTTAGAAATAGATGGTGCTGTAACAATAACTGAGGGAAGTGCAACCAACACAGTCTTAAACCTTAATGGTGCAGCAGCAACATATTTAGAAAAAGATACTGGAACTGATTTTTGGATTGCAAACAATGTATCTA